GCCGCAGCTACTAAAAAACTAGCTATATTTGACGCATTTGAAATACTTAACAGAATTCAAGAAGAAGAGAACTTGCTTGAGGGAAAAACACCTGAAGAGACAAAGAAAAAAGCTTTTAAAGGATTCGCAGAAGGCAGATCTAAGTAATGTACGAGCAAAGTTTAGTTAAAGTAATAGAGCCTGTAAAAAAAACTACGATTAGTAGACTTAATAAAGGTAAAAAATGGAAGTACGGTTATAACAAAGAACATGATATTATTGTTATATCTAAAACGGGACAAATAGGCAAAATAATAGAAATACAAGATCTAGCCATTGCATTACCAAAAGCCCCGAAGAGCGTATATACTAACGAAAAAAACAAATGGGTTAAATTTAAGTATCCAAAAGAGCTTAGTAGAATTAAAAATATATTTGATTGGCGTAATTATCCTGAAGAAAAAAAAGATCAGTGGTATGATTACATAGATGAAGAGTTTAAAAGAAGAGAAGAAGGTTTTTGGTTTATGAATAACAGTAAACCAACTTATATAGTAGGAACGCACTACATGTACTTACAATGGAGTAAGATTGATGTCGGTGCGCCTGATTTTAGAGAAGCAAATAGATTGTTCTTTATATTTTGGGAAGCCTGCAAGGCAGACAAAAGATGCTACGGTATGTGTTATTTAAAAAACAGGCGTAGTGGTTTTTCTTTTATGAGTTCTGCCGAAACAGTTAATTTAGCCACTATATCAAGTGATAGTAGATATGGTATACTATCTAAAACAGGTGCTGATGCTAAAAAAATGTTTACAGATAAAGTAGTACCTATTAGTATTAACTACCCTTTTTTCTTTAAACCTATTCAAGATGGTATGGACAGGCCAAAATCAGAGCTTGCATATAGAGTACCAGCTAGTAAGTTTACAAGAAAAAAAATGATTTCTAAAGATGTTCTTGAAGAAATTGAAGGATTAGATACTACTATTGATTGGAAAAACACTGGTGATAATAGTTATGATGGTGAAAAACTAGCTTTATTAGTACATGATGAAAGTGGTAAATGGGAAAGACCTGATAATATATTAAATAACTGGAGGGTTACAAAAACATGTTTACGATTAGGTAGCAGAATAATTGGTAAATGTATGATGGGCTCAACTTCAAATGCACTAGATAAAGGTGGAGAAAATTTTAAAAAACTATACAATGCATCAAATGTCACTAAGCGAAATAGAAATGGTCAGACAGCATCTGGTTTATACTCTTTGTTTATCCCAATGGAATGGAACTACGAGGGATTTATTGACGAGTACGGAGTTCCAGTATTCACTACTCCTAACAGCGATGTGTTTGCCCCAGACGGCGAATTAATAGATATAGGTGTAATAGATAGTTGGCAAAACGAAGCCGATGGTTTAAAAGGTGATCAAGACGCTTTAAATGAGTTTTACAGACAGTTTCCAAGAACTACAGAGCACGCGTTTAGAGATGAAACAAAAAATAGTATATTTAATTTAGTAAAAATATACGAACAAATAGATTACAACGAAGAAATGTCTAGAACACTAGGTGTTACAACAGGTAATTTTCAGTGGATTAATGGAGTAAAAGATACACGAGTTATTTATTATCCTGATCCAAAAGGTAGATTTAAACTTAGCTGGGTTCCACCTCAGCAGTTACAGAATAGAGTGGTACTTAAAAATGGTATAAAATATCCTGGTAATGAACACATGGGAGCGTTTGGTTGCGACTCTTATGATATATCAGGGACCGTAGATGGAGAAGGTTCTAAAGGGGCATTACACGGCTTAACCAGGTTTAGTATGGAGGACGCTCCTGCGAACAGCTTCTTTTTAGAATACTTATCAAGACCACCTACGGCAGAAATATTCTTTGAAGATGTTTTGATGGCTTTAGTTTTTTACGGTATGCCAATATTAGCAGAGAATAATAAACCTAGATTATTATACTATTTAAGACGTAGAGGTTATAGAGGTTTTAGTATGAATAGACCTGACAAAGTTTGGAATAAATTATCTACAGCAGAAAAAGAAGTTGGTGGTATACCAAACTCTTCTGAAGACATAAAACAAGCTCATGCAGCTGCTATTGAAATGTATATCAATGATCACGTTGGTATTAATAAAGACGGTGGTTTCGGTAATGTATATTTTAACGAATTATTAAATGACTGGGCTAAGTTTGATATAAATAAAAGAACAAAGCATGATGCGTCTATAAGTTCTGGTTTAGCTATAATGGCAAACAATAGACATTTATACATGCCTAACGCAAAGGTTGAAAAACCTAAACTAAATATAAATATATCCAGATATAATAACACTGGAAGTAATTCACAAATAATAAAGTAATATGGCATATTCTAATAGTTATTTTCCTAAACAAACGGTAAGTGATGCTGAAAAGATTAGCTATGATTATGGTTTAAAAGTTGCTAAAGCTATTGAAACAGAGTGGTTCAACGATGACAACAATAACAATAGATACAGGAATAACTATAATAATTTTCACAATTTAAGATTATACGCTAGAGGCGAGCAATCAATACAAAAATATAAAGATGAATTATCTATAAATGGTGATTTGTCTTATTTAAATTTAGACTGGACGCCTGTACCTATTATATCTAAGTTTGTTGATATAGTTGTAAATGGTATAGCTGAAAGAACATATGATATAAAAGCTTTTTCTCAAGATTCTTATGGTGTAGCTAAAAGAACTAAGTATATGGAGTCTATACTTGCTGACATGAGAAGTAAAGAGCTAAATGAATTTTCTAAGCAAGCTTTTGGTATAAATCTAGCTGAAAATGATGAAGACACTTTACCAGAAACAAAAGAAGAGTTAGAGTTACATATGCAGCTCAACTATAAACAAGCTGTTGAAATAGCAGAAGAACAAGCTTTAAACGTTCTAATGGAAGGTAATAATTATGAACTAATTAAAAAACGTTTTTATTATGACTTAACAGTACTTGGTATTGGTGCTGTAAAAACTAGCTTTAACACATCTGAAGGTGTTACTATAGATTATGTAGACCCTGCAAATCTTGTTTATTCTTATACAGATTCACCTTATTTTGAAGATATATACTATGTTGGTGAAGTAAAGAATATACCCGTTAATGAGTTAGCAAAACAATTTCCACACTTAACAGAAAGTGATCTTGAAGAGATTATGAATAAAAACAGTTACTATAGAAATAGTAATAGAAGTAGGTATAACTCTGATAAAGAAGACAACAACAAAATACAAGTTTTATATTTCAATTATAAAACTTATATGAACGAGGTATATAAAATAAAAGAAACAGGTACTGGTGCTGATAAAATAATACCTAAAGATGATACTTTTAATCCACCCGAAAATAAAGAAGGTGGCTACTCAAGATTATTAAGATCAATAGAAGTTTTATATGATGGTGCTTTAATATTAGGTACTGATAAATTACTTAAATGGGAAATGGCATCTAACATGATGAGACCAAAAAGTGATTATACTAAAGTAAAAATGAACTATGCTGTTGTAGCGCCTCGTATGTACAATGGTAAAATAGATTCGTTAGTAAAACGTATAACAGGTTTTGCTGATATGATACAGCTAACACATCTTAAGCTACAACAAGTAATGTCACGTATGGTGCCAGATGGTGTTTATCTTGATGCTGATGGTTTAGCTGAAGTTGATTTAGGTAATGGTACTAATTATAATCCGCAAGAAGCACTAAACATGTTCTTCCAAACTGGATCTGTTATTGGTAGATCATTTACTTCTGAAGGCGATTTAAATCCCGGCAAAGTACCTATTCAAGAAATAACATCTGGGTCTGGTGGTAATAAAATGCAAGCTCTTATAGGTAATTACAACTATTATTTACAAATGATAAGAGATGTAACCGGATTAAATGAGGCTAGAGACGGTAGTATGCCAGATAAAAACGCTTTAGTAGGTGTACAAAAATTAGCAGCTGCAAATAGTAACACGGCAACTAGACATATATTACAGTCAGGTTTGTTTTTAACAGCAGAAGTTGCAGAGTGTTTATCGCTTAGAATATCTGATATTATAGAGTATTCACCAACTAAAGACGCTTTTATACAAGCTATTGGCGTTCACAACGTGGCTACGTTAGAAGAAATGTCAGAGCTACATCTTTATGATTTTGGTATATTTATAAGTTTAACTCCAGATGAAGAGGAAAAAGCTATACTTGAAAATAATATTCAAATGGCTTTACAGCAAAAAAGTATAGAGCTTGAAGATGCTATTGATCTTAGAGATATAAAAAATATTAAACTAGCAAATCAAATGCTTAAAATACGTAGAAAAAGAAAAGCTGAAAAAGATCAAGCGTTACAGCAGCAAAATATACAAATGCAAGCTCAGTCTAACGCTCAAGCAGCTCAAGCTGCGGCTCAAGTTGAAACTCAAAAAGAACAAATACTAAATCAAGGTAAAGCTCAGTTAGAACAAATGAGAGCTCAAATTGATGTACAAAAAATGCAACAAGAAGCAGAGCTTAAAAAACAATTAATGGCTATAGAGTTTCAATATAACATGCAGTTAAAAGGTGTTGAGTCAAGCAACTTAATGCAAAGAGAAAAAGAAAAAGAAGATCGTAAAGACGAAAGAACAAAAATACAAGCAACTCAACAAAGCGAAATGATCGAGCAAAGAAAAGCTGATAAGCCACCTAAAAACTTTGAGTCTGCAGGTAATGATATACTAGATGGTAGCTTTAATTTAGGTAGCTTCGATCCTAAGTAAAAATTTATTAATTATTATTATATTATATTATGGAAGAAAACAAAGAAAGCGTAGTTGAAGAAACTACACAAGAGAATATTACTAAAGTTGAGGTTAAAGAACCAAAACAAAGTGATAATATTACAAAAGTAAACTTAGATAAACCACCAACACCAAAAGAAGAAAAAAATGAAACTAAAGAAGATAACGCTGACGACAGCGGAGTGGTTGCAGAGTCTGAAAATGCCGAGCCCACAGAAAAACAAGAAGAAGTACAACCGGAAGCAGAAACACAAGAAACTCCAGTATTAGAAGAAATTACTGAAGAAGAAGAACCTGTTGAAACAACGGTTGAAGAAGTACAAGAGGCTGTAGCTGAAGCAGAGGCTACTGGTGAACCGCTACCAGAAAATATTCAAAAGTTAGTTGACTTTATGGAAGAAACTGGTGGTGATATAAACGACTATGTAAAACTTAATCAAGATTATAGTAAGTTAAATGACAATGATGTTCTATATGAATATTATAAACAAACAAAACCTCATTTAACAAATGAAGAAATAAACTTCCTTATGGAAGATTCGTTCTCTTACGACGAAGAAGAAGATGAAGAAAGAGATATACGAAGAAAAAAATTAGCGTTAAAAGAGCAAGTTGCCAGCGCTAGAGCCCACTTGGACGGGCAAAAGTCCAAATACTATGAAGAAATTAAAGCTGGATCAAAACTCACTACTGAGCAACAGAAAGCTGTAGATTTCTTTAATAGATATAACAAAGAGTCGGAAGCAACTCAAAAAACAGTTAAAAGAAACTCTGAAATTTTTACACAAAAAACAAATCAAGTTTTTAACGATAAGTTCAAAGGTTTTGAATATAACATCGGTGATAAAAAATACAGGTTTAACGTAAACAATGCTGACGAGATTAAAACAACTCAAAGTGATATAAGTAATTTTACCAAAAAGTTTTTGGATAAAAATTCTACATTATCAGACGCTAAGGGTTATCATAAATCTTTATTTACAGCAATGAATGCAGATGCTGTTGCAAAACACTTTTATGAACAAGGTAAAGCTGATGCTATGAAAACTAGTGTTGCTAAATCTAAAAATGTAGATATGAATCCAAGACAAAGTCATGGAAAAATTGAAGCAGGAGGTATGAAGTTTAAAGTGTTAGGTAATGATTCTTCTGATTTGAAGTTTAAAATTAAAAATAATAAATAACAATTTAAAATTACAAAATTATGGCAATTACTCCAGGAGGTAGTTTGAATAGTGTTCCAAGTTCACAGCAACAAACACTATCTTCAAACTACGTCGATTTTACAAGTAGCTCAACTGAAGGTTGGGCACAACAATACCTACCTGAGTTAATGGAAAAAGAAGCTGAGATCTTCGGACCTCGTACAATTTCTGGTTTCCTTAATCAAGTAGGTGCAGAAGAAGCAATGACTTCTGATCGAGTTATATGGTCTGAGCAATCAAGACTACATATAACTTTAACTGGTACTATAGATTTAGATGGTAACGTATCTTCATCTGGTGCAAAAGGTAAATTTACAAGTGTTAAAGATGTAGATGGTAACGCGATTACAAGTACACATGGTGTTCGTAATCACGATATCGTATTGCTTTCAACTCCAGGTAAAGTATCTAGATGTTTAGTTGTAGCTGTTGATGGTGCTGCTATTGGTCTTAGAGCTTATGACGAAGACGTTTTAACTGGTCACTCTGAAACAGCTGAAGCTGCTACTTTATTAGTTATTGGTTCTGAGTTCAAGAAAGGTGATAACTACGATGGCGCAACTACAAGAGGCGCTAACGAGCCTGACTTTAAAACTTTCACTAACAAACCTATCATTATGAAAGATTACTATGAAGTATCTGGATCTGATGCTGGTAGAATTGGTTGGGTAGAAGTTTCTTCTGAAGGTGGTGCTTCTGGGTACTTATGGTACTTAAAAGCTGAAGCTGACACAAGAGCTCGTTTTACTGATTACTTAGAAAT